CAATAATCGATTTGATACTTTTATTCAACTCATCTGCCAATCTCTCGACTGTTTCTCTAGTTGGTGTTTCATTGTATTGGTTAATCATGAAGTCTACTTGTTCTTCAGTATAATTTACTGCCATAAAAAGTTCTCCCATTTATTAACTAATTCTTTTACTTTAAATACTGACACACCCCATTGGTCTGCAGCATACTCTATTGCTTCATCAGTTCCATACTCTTGTTCCCAAGTGTAGAAGTCTGATTCCATTTTATCTTCTTTATCTGATATCAGCATCGTGATTACTCCACTTATCTACTAGGTCTTGACCTTTCAATCTTTTACCTAGAAATACTACTCCTCCGTCTGGTAGATGTCTTTCTATCAGACCATCATTAAAGATTATATCCATCACATTGCCTTCATCAGTATCTTGTGGTCTTGTTTCATACCACATTGACTTTAATCTATGTGAGTGTATGTGATGAACACCTTTTGCCCACTCCTCTGCAGCAAGCAAATCTCTTTGTTTTTGCACTTTGTCGTCGAACTGCCCCATTAGTTGTTCTCCATGAATCTCTGAACTAAATCGTCCATATAATCACTAGGAACAACAACTTCGCCACTTTCGTCTTTATAGTCATTCCACCACTCAAAGTCATCGCCTTCATACTCTTTTCTTAGGAAAGGGTAATCTTCAAACATTTGTTCCATCAACTCCTCTCCATCAGTTTCGTAAGGGTCTCCAGCATATGCTGACCAACTACCATCTTCGTGTTTCTGACTACCTATATATACTTTACCTACAAAGTTTCTAAACTCATCTTCATAAGTCATAGTAGCGTTTATCTCACTATCAGTAATATTACTTAGATGTTCAACTAAGTTCTCAACAAATGGTATTGGTGGACTCCATGCTGAATGTCCATAGACAAAACCATCTGCTGCTTCCTCTACATCTATCCATTTTGCCCCTACATTATCACAATACCAACTATAACTATTCTCTAACCAACCATCTTTATCAAATGTCTTATCTACATGACTCATGAAGGGTTGATTATGAACTTCTACTAACTCCTTTACTGTAAATGTCTTATCTCCAGAATAACTTTGTCTTTCTACTTCTTCGTATTTAAACGCTTCGTTAAACTCTTTTACAGGGGAATCGCAATCTATATGAAAATATACATGATTTGCCATTATATATCACCTTCCTCACGCACTTCACTGCGTATTACCTCGAAACCATTAGGGTATCTCTTTTCGAGTTTGTTAATATTCTCTCTCATTACCTCTTGTGGTGTGAATCCAAGTGCGATACAACCTTGACACCAATACCACAATACATCTCCAAGTTCTCTTTTCATGTGGAAAATTTCATCAGATTTGAACTTACTATCTGACTGAAACACTTTTTTCTTGACTACTTCTGCAAACTCTCCACTTTCTGCCAACATACCTATGAGTGCAGTCATCAGTCTTGCCATATCAATTTCTTGGTCAATGACTTCTCCACCTTTCATAGAGTAAGTTCCTCTTAGATATTCAACTCTCTCACACATTTTGCTCGTATCTTTACTTGCTTGTGAGGTAGTTGTATCTACAAATTTTGCATAGTCATCTATATTAATCGAATCCATACTTACTCCTTATCAAATTCATTACTATCTATATCCACTTGAGGTGGATATTCTATCTTTATACCATGTAGTTCACACAATTCGTTAAGCAAATCCTCATACATTACCGACAGGTCTAGGACATCTTCGTTCAACTCCTGCAACTTTGCTAACTTCTCGTTGAGAACATCTTCAAGGTATGCCATCTCCTTGCGAATCAAATCGCCTTCTTTCTTTTGTTTGTTGGGGAACTGTATTACTTTACCCATTCGCTTTACTCCTAAATAAAAAACGACCGACAGACTAGTGTCTGAATCGGTCGTTGTCGTTGTTAAAATACATATACACTAAGAACATTGCTACTAAAACTATTACTGTGTAATCCATTCGAATACTCCTACTAATGACATTATTACTATTGCTCCGATACCAAAACCTATTAGTATCCACTCTGCTGGGTCTTCTTTGTCAAAAGGTTTCCATACTTCATGGTTTGCTTTCTTCAACCACCCATATCCATTCCATCTACTTCGCATAAGGATTCTCCTTTGGGTCGCCATTGCCATCGAAACCTCTATCAATGGCAGTGCCGTCACAGTATCCAACCATTTTTCTGCGTTGGATTTCTTTTCTTACCCACTTTCCTTCGGGAGTTTGGTCATGTCGTCTTTCGTCTAACCACTTATCTGTTGCATTGAGAAATAACATTACACTACACCTCCTGAAAGTCTGTCCAATTCATCGAAATCATACTCTTTGTTTAGGACTACTTTCACTTTCCTTTTGTTCTTCGAAAATACATCGAAATCTAACTTAAACCCTTTCGCTGATAAAGTCTTTACTTTGCGTTGAAAGGTTTTATACTCTTGCTGTGTTAAATATGCTACCATCATCTGCCTTGCCCCCTATACTTTTTGTGTGAACGCTTTTTACTTTTATTCATTGTAGACATTGCTACTTTCGTGCCTCTACCTCTACCACCAACACCTTGTGATGTGCACTTGCGTGTCGGAGTTATTGCTACTGTTTTACCCCATCTCATTACACACTCTCCTTAGTTTTCCATACTAATTTGATACCTCTACGGGTTAATTCATTTTTGCACTTCTGCACTATTTTTGGTTTAGCGTATGAACTGTTGATGTAATCAATAAGTTCTTGCTTTGGTGTATTTTTGATGTAATACTTCTCGACAGTTGTTTTCTTAGTTGCTCTGTCGTATTTTTTATAATCGTCTTTGAACTTTACTGGCATGACTGCTCTCCTTCCGACTTCTCGGTGTTTTGAAGTAAATAATCTTGTATCGCAAAACCCAAAGATACTTCAAGGTTTCTTGCTTTGTTCATATCTTTACGGACAAATGCATCGAGTATCTCCCAAAACATATGGTTGTCCACTTCATTCATGTCAAGCAGTTGCTCTACTTTCTCATCTACAATGTTAATATCTTTTTTCATACATATATTATACTCGATTTGAACATACTTGTCAAGAACTATTTTAAATTATCTTCAGAATTTTGATGTATATAATGTTAAGACTAAAAAAAGGGAGCAAAGAAAATACTTTACTCCCCAAAAACCTAAGTCGATTGACTGGTTTTTTGCGTGTCGCCCTTCAGATGTGCACTTCTGAGGACTTGATACTGCCGTTCTTATGGTAGTTCAGTATCTATTCGGTTCGGGATAGAGGCAGAGGATATTACGAACTTCGGTCGAAATCACACTTACTACAATCTCGGATTTCTTTACTGCATACCTCAAACGATTGTATGGTGGGTGCACTGCTCATTTCGCTCTGCTTTGCCCGTTTAATGGTAGGTCGGCATTTAATTACGACTCGCGTAGTCAACCTACACCTTTCATTAAATAAGTGTTGGTTTGGTCGAGAACTCCAACAAACTCCTAACCGATTTCAGGGTGTGGTTAGAACAACCAGCAGATTCTTTACTTTTTACTCCGAGGAGTGAGTCGTTGTCAGTTTATGCCTACGACATACTGCCCCAACTACTCAGAAGCGTGTCTATTACACACTAGGTGATATTCTCGCTGTATCTACCCGTCAATCACGCTTTGCCCTACCTGTTTTACATCTGGTCGTCAAAGAGAATCCCGATGGTTTTATAGTGCCGACACACTCCTCAGAAAGTGGGAACTTATGACTAATTGCTCGCGTTTGAGTATCGAAATACTACTTACTGCCGACTTACAGACTTACTGCATAAGTATTGCACTTACTCCTTCCCCATGAGTCAATGGACTGTAAACCCTATTTTTATTACGCAAAATATCTCTTTACAGGAGCGTCAAATCACTCGCCTCAATCCTTAAGTATCCTGTGAGGTCAGTCTACCCACCAATTAAAGCGTGGTGGTCGCTGTTGTTTTCTTTTTTCAGAATATAAATATATTATACTCGATGTTTAACCTTTTGTCAAGAAAAATTTTGATTTATTTTTCGAAAAGGTGGGGTGAGGGAAGTTTAGTTCTAGTGCGATTCTGCACTCCATCTCTCAACCCCAACGGGTATATTGTGATTTATACTTTAGTCAAGGGGTTGGAGTCGAACCAACCACTTCCTCATCAGGTGTGCTTCCGTAGACACTTCCCTTGACTAGGTTTGTCGCCCTGACTAAAGTAGGTTGGTATCGCCAACCACTCGGTCAGATTAATACTACTGACTGATTGCTTCGACTAATCTTTGTAGGTCTTGTTTACCTGCTTTGACTAGTGTAGGCATTTCAACTCCGAAGTGTTCGGATATTTGAGCAACTAACTCTGACTTGCTGATTACAGGTTCGCCTGTTTTAGTTGTTCTAGGTTGTGCTACATACACTCCCTCTCTTGAAAGTTTAGCAATAATACTTCTTGTAGTTTTGCCAAACTGCTCTGCTAATGCGTCTACTGTTTCTCTGGTAGGATTTGCAGAGTATTGTTCGGTCATTGTGCTGACCATTTCATCTGTGTAATTTTTTGCTGATGCCATGTCTTTCTCCCTATTTAGCATTTGGTTTAAATCATACTTGATACACCACCACTTGTAAGCAATTCTACTACGAAGTGTTTTTTGTGGTTTTGTATCTTTTTTCATAATACATATAGTATACTCGATTTGCCTACTTGTGTCAAGAAAAACTTTGAATTATTTTGACAAATGCAGGTTTTAAATCCAGTTTGATACTATCTACATTGCGTGTTGACAAGTCCCCTTTACCAATTACCCAATGCTCTACTGGGATACTGTTCAGTCTTACTTGCCCATCAACCTGAAATGAGTTGCTATCACATACACTTCTGTCTACGACAGCAACTCTAAAATCTTCTACATCGGACTGCACTAGGATTAGATAATCAAATCCAAGTTCTGCATTGATGTTAGTTTCACCACTTAACATATTCTTCAATATGACACCTTTCTTAGTGCAGTCTTTCGTTTTATAGAAAGTGCTGATTTGACTTCGACACTCGTATCTTATGCCCTCGCTGTCAATTAGGTCGTAACCTACTTCGTCAACATACTCCAAACCTGTCGCTTCTTCAATTGCACAGCATATTAACTCGCCTTTGAGAAATCGGTAGGCAGGTTTGTTGAGTTGGTCGCCTACTGCCTCGAGAGTGTCTAACATACATTGCCAGTTCTCTTTCTTACTTTCTATTATTTTTTTCATTATATATATTATACTCGGAGTATAACCTTGTGTCAAGAAGAACTTTGATTTATTTGTAGTAAATCTACTATTTTTGTAATCAAAGCAAGTCTACCTTCTGACTTTACATTGTAGTCAATGCTATGCCATTCTCCTAGTGTAGTGAACACTCTCTCCTTGAGAATTGTCATTTGGTCATACTTTGAGAGAGCAATCGAATCATTGGGTGAGAACTTCCACTTTGTTAGTGGTGAACTCTTTCTTTTAGCAATTCGATACTCTTGCTCTTGCTCGGAGATTGACAACCAGAGTTTGATAAACTTTACTGGTTGCTGACTCTCCCATGCTAGAACTTCGTCTAGAAAATTGTGGTATTGTTGCTCGGAACACCAACCATTGAGGTATTGAACCATCGCTCTACTATACCAACTTCTGTCGAAGAATACAATCTGATTGTCGCTTGGCAACTTGCGTTCCCATGACTCTAACCAGTTTGCCATATCCCATGCGTTCGGTTTAGAACTTAGTGATACGCTGTATTTACTTGTTGGTAAATAGTGGGTAAGTTCACGGATTGTCCCTGTCTTACCTGCTGTATCACGACCTTCTAAGATTACAGCAACTCGACCGAAGTCTTTCTCAACTATCTCGTTGAGTTTGATTTGTTGTAATTCTAACTTTGTCATGTCGTTCTCCTACATTTTGTTTTTTCTAAATATGGATATATTATATCCACTTTTTATACTTGTGTCAACAAAAACATCGCATTTATTGGTAAAA